AACCCACATATTTGTGTGGGAATATATACCCATTGTCACTCAATAGATCTAGTTGTTGAGAACTAAGTGACTCATATGGAGTATTATCATCGATAGAAGTTAAAACTCCACCAAAACCAAAAGAAATAGTTGTAATAACTGCTGCCAAATTAAATTTGGATACCCACCCAATAGATTCATGAACTGAAGCTAGTGATGTTAAGGCTATTAATGCACCTACTGCACCAACTGTTGCCGAAGTACCACTTGCATTTTGTATAGCTTTAGTTAAGCTGTCGTTTCCTTGACCAATCGTAACAGATACTCTTTCATTAGATCCAATTGCTGTTGGTATTTTACCAATCTCTACATCTGTTGCTCCACTTGCAACGGTAGCAACACTTGCATGTAATATGACAGAATAAGGTTTATTCATTAATGCATCTGCCTGTGCTATTGCTTCAATAGCTGCTGTGTGATTCACTGTATATGGTGATCCATCAGTGAATAATTCTTGAGGAGTATAAATTCCTTGTTGTCTCAATCTACCTTGTGCAATATTTTGTACTGTTGATAAGAACGTAAAGTCTGATGACATATCCGCTAAACCTACATACAATTCTCCATTAGGATTAATTGCAAAGAAGTCTGAAATATGTTTATGTACAACTCCATTCTCATACTCACTACCTGTAGGAGCTGCAGGATCGATTATCCCATCAATACCTAAGTCCTCAGCCTCTTTTAATGAATATATTTGGTGAACCTCACCATCTACCCCAATAACTCCACCTGCAGGACTATTGCTTACATCAAACAACAAAGATGATACGTGATCTGCACCTGCAATAGCAGAAAACAAATTTCCATCGGTAACCGTATACTTAATTTTCGAAGTTCCCATTATTATCTTTTGTTAATTTTATTTTATAAAAAAAAAGGGGTGAGCAGAACCCACCCCTTAAACTATATATTACTATTGTTCTTACGCTAATGCGTAAGGAGTATGATATACTAATTCAGAAGGCTTTGCAACCACTGTATCAGCTTTCAATAACAATTTGAAGAAATACTCTTCAGAGTTAGCTTGAAGCTTCTCAACTTGTAATACTTCAGCATCGTTAACATAATCAATACCCATCCATAAGTTAGAACTTGTATCTGCACTTGCAACTGCTGCAACGATTGTAGAAACTGGAGCTCCGTGTGTTGGAACAACTGTGATTCCTCTAAAGCGTTGAACGTTTGTGTTAGTATAATCAGCATGCTTGAAGTTAGATTCAATTAAAGCTTGATCATAAAGGTCAAATAGAGTCCAATCAAGAATAATTTTCAAGTTAGGGTTTCCTCTAAGAGCTTTAGGAATTAAGTCAAAAACTGCATTTAAGGCAGCTAAAACTTCAGTTGTAGTTGTGATATCACTAGCACCTGCCAAAATTGGAATATCTCCTGCCGCATTAACTTTTTTATCATTTAAGATATTGTAAAGTAATCCATTAAATCTATCAAGACCTAAAGCTGGATCACCTAAATCAGCTCCACCTGCTGGAGTTCCAGAAATACCTACGTTTGATAATGCACCATGCCAGATAGCTTGACCCAAATAACGATTAACTTCCTTTAATAACTCACCAACTAAAGCAACTTGTACTTGTGGCTCCAATGTTCTGAAAACTAAGTTTCCTTCTGGTTGAGCGAACTTCCAAAAATCTTCAAGGTCACGAGGATTAAACTCGGTATAAACCATTAAATCTGTTGGATTTAATTCTCTTTCAGAAATAGTGAAGTCACCTACAGACTCACCATTATCGGAATATCTATTTGGAGTAGCAACTCTTGGTTGAATAATATTGCTTACTTGTACTCTAGGAAGAGTGTATTTGTGCTGAATACCAGACTGAATCTTAATTAAACCCTTATCAACCGTATCATTTCCTACGACTGCTTTAGTGATAAAAGCTTCTAAAACTTCTCCACTATATCCTGAACTATGCGAAATTGCCATTTTTATACTATTTTTTATTGGTTTTACTTGTTATTTCTTTCATCAATCCTTTGATGGTAGGCAAAACATTTGCTTCGACATCCACCTCAACCTTACTGACTAATTCTTTTTTCTCTTCAACTGAAGCAGAAACTTTGTCTGAAAGCTTAACTTTACTTGCAGATGCTCCCGAAAGATCTTTTAGTGCTGCAGATGCAGATTCGAAAGATGCAACAAGTAGTCCTGTCCAAGTACTCTTAGCTTCAGCCGTAATCTTACCTGCATCAGCAGCTTCGTTTACAATGCTCTCAATTTTAGCTGCGTGTGCTTCTTTAGCAGCAGCTTCAAATTCAGCAACCTTTGCTTCAAGTCCTTCAACCTTTGCTTCTACTTCAGTACTCGCAGTCTTAGCTGTTTCCAACTCTGCTGATACTTTAGCAATTTCAACATCTTTTTCAGAAAGTGTTTTTGTAGCTGCAACTAATTCTTCATTTTTAGCAGCAACAGAACTCTCTAATTTTGAGTTGTTTGCAACGATATCCTTCACTCTAGCTTCGATTGCCTCAATTGTCGCATCCTCAATTTTTAGTGATGCACTAATTTTAGTTAAATCCATGTGATCCATATTTATTTTTTCTGACACCTTTTCTTTTTTAGTTGCAGCAACAATTACCTCGGTGTCATATAAAGGCTCAGTTTGCTGTAATTTCTTTTCGTCTTTTACGACAATATTTTCTGTCTCAATATTTGCTGCTATTAACTGAAGCTCGTTCACAACCTCACTAGAAATTGTGGAATCTTCTAAATTTGAAATATTTTCTTCCAATGTTTTCTGAACACTTGTTTCTTCAATCTCAAAACCAAAAAAATCTTTTGCTCTATCAGCATTAAACCAAGTACCATCTTTTCCAGCATCACCATCCATAAAATCCTTAACCTCTTCGGCAGACATACCTAGTCTCTTAGAGTATATCGTATTAAGCATTCCAGCAAAAGCCTCTAATTGATCGTCTTCAGCATCCCCAGAAGCTGAGAAAGGATTGTGTGCCATATAAAGACCATAATCCATAATAATAGTTTTGTCAGTTGCTAGAGCAATAACAGAAGCCATTGAAGCAGCAACACCAACGATACGTGATGTGGTTGGTATTTTAGAATCCAAAATTGTTGCAACTATGTTTAGTCCAGACAAAACAGATCCTCCAGAAGAATTTATTTTTATTTCGATTTCTGAAGATATTGATTCTAAGTACTTAAATTCAGAAACAAATGATGCAGAAACTTCACCAGCATGATCAAGACCACAAAATAGCTCTATAGTTGATTTACCACCAACCGCATAGTCTGCCACATACTTAAGATCCAATGATTTTTGTTTCATACTAGTTTTTTGCTCTACGCAAACAATATAGGAATATATTTTTAAAAAAGATGGGTTGCACTAAATACTACTAAAACTTATTTAGCTACATCTACGTATTTATTGTATAGACTCTTCAACGTCCCAACCATAGCTATTAAGCTCATCACTTGTTAGTACTGTCACATTAGGGAAGTTGCCCATCATCTATATATCCATCTAATCCCAACTCTACAGGTGCTTCTGGATTAATATTAACGTCATTAGCATCTACGTAATCCCTATAACTATATGCGTTAGTGTTCCAATACTTAACCCAATAATTTATTTCGTAAACTTGATTGTTGTCGAACTGCTCAGGCATAACATCGAATCCCTTAACAATAGAAACCAGATTAGTTTTTTCCCACTTTCCATCAAGAATTGTTCTGTCAACAAGTTCTGGCAAATCAAATATGTCTAGTGGATCAACATGAACCAAGTTATTTGTGACTACATGAACCCTAATTCTCATTTCGGTCACATACACATTGTTTGGTCTAGATATCTGCTTTAATTCTTCTGGCTTAAAAAATATCGCTGGAAAAGTTATTATTTGACCAGTATTCTCAAAACCCTTTATTTGAGACATTTGACCACGATTTAGGTCTACCGTTCCGAAAACACGATTGCCATCCTCATTAGTAACAGCCTCAAGTTTTGCCTTTATGTCATCGAATACAACCCTTAATCCCATGATCTAATATAGGGATAAAAACAAAACTATTATCTACCAGTAGTAAAGTTAGTTTCAAAAAGCCTCTTTATTCTTGCATCGAGCATACGCAGCATCCTCATGTTTAGGGAATATGACTTTCCAATAAATTGTCTTTTTGGAACGGTGTAGCCCTCTCCATTAATAAAGCCATGATTGTTTCTTGCTGATGATCCTACTGACCCCCCAGAACCACCATAGGTAATGGATGCGAAAATATCTCCAGTATCACCACCATAATACATTCTTTTAGATGCTCTAAGCCTACCACTATCAGTTAAAATCTTATTTCCCTCTGACTTTTCATTCAGTCTCCTACGAGATAGTGGAACCCACTTCTCAACCCTACCCTCTTGATTAGTAAACCCCTCGTCATCAAAAGATTTGTCAAAATGCTTTTCTGCAACCAAAGCCATATCTATGAGCTCATCCTTCATTGCAGTCATAAAACTATTTGCAATAGAATTTATTTGGTTTATGAATTTTTTTGGCTTATATGTAGCCATTATCGATTTATATTAGAGATTACGCTTCTAATATCAGACCCATCTTTTTGACTAAGATTTTTGTAGTAAGGATGTTCTCTACTAAATACCGCACCAGATTCACCAACATTTGTTCTAAATTCTACAGGTACTGTGTCGGTACTTGGAAGTATTCTAGATTTTGTTAATTGTCTACCATCAGTTGTGCCTGTGTTGACTAAGAAGCATCTACAGTTATAAGCCCAAGGTGGAAGAAATTGTGATGTAGCCCACTCAGACTTTCTCATCCTAACACCAGATAAGACTGAATGATTATCTCTTACATGTGCATCGTTTTGAGTGCCGTACTCAAAAATAACCTCATCATTTTCCTCTGATCTCCAAACCCTAGCAAACTCATAACCAACCCTCATTGTATCCCCTTCAACAACATGATATGTTTTATTGAATAGTGAATTAGCTTTAGTTGCTTCAGAAACAAACTTTACATAATCATCATTGTATGTTGATGCTAATGAAACAATAATGTTGACCAATTTGTGTTGTTTGGAGGATGCAAATGTTGCTAAAAAGTCAGATACCGACCTCTTATATCCAGCACTACTTGGATCAAGAGATAATGAGTCTAAATCTATTCCATAGGCATCACCAAATAATTCCTTACTTACGTTGTATTGAATTTGAGCTAATGCTATATGCAATTCATTTGCTGCAGATGAGTCTCCTGCGAAGATTCTACTTAACCATTGATCAATCACTGCTTGGAAGACCTCTTGGTCATCACTCAAATCTGCGACAACATCATTTACATGACTGTGAGAGGACTCATATATATTCGTTATATCATTTATTATCCCAAAGGTAGAAAGTGTCTTAGAATCCAATTTTCGAAGCGACTTCTCCATATCTGAAGCTGAATTATCTAGATCGCAACCTGCTACTGTATCAAAAAAATTAATTTTTGAATTAATTTCTTCAATCTCCTTAGCCTTCTTCTTATCTCTCTCAGCCTTTTTCTGATCTTTAAGAACCTGTTCTGGATCCTTTGAAATTTTACCGTCTGGATTACCCCTTTCTTTTACAGTCTCCTCCTCATAGGTTAGAAGCTGATCATTACTTTCTTCAAGAATTTGTCTACCAACAGTTACCCCAAATGTGTCAAAAATTTCTTCTGGAGCAACTTCGTAGCTTCCCAAAAGAACCTCAAACAAATCTTTCTTGGCTTCTGGAGACATTTCAAGAACATTTGAGTATTGTAGCGTAGCACCTTCGGGAATATCTAAGCCTTTTTCTCTAAGTCTCCAAATCAAATCCTCATTAATATTATTTTGAACGAATTCTCTAATAGCCTCAACTCTATCAACCATTACTCTGTATTGGATCTCTGCAGATCCTGCATAAGCTTGTGACTCAGTTGTAGCTGATTGACCTAAAATAAGCATTGTGAGCTCATCATTAGTTAATCTAACTAATTCAGTATAGATTTTGTTTGTGTCGTTTGATATTTGATTCAAGAACGTTATATCATCCTCCAACCCTGTAACTATTACTCTTGAGTCTCTTGCTGCTGCAATCTCATTAGCTAAAGCTTTTTTTTCTGAGAATGAGTCGTCCGTAGTCTTTCCAACAATCATTGGAATACCATAAGTTTCAGCATACTGAGTGTGGGAGCTGAGAGCAAATCTTTTAGACATAACGATTGGTAATGCCTTAAGCATCCAACCAAACCCCTCTTCACCATCTACAAGTATGTAGTCATCCTTGAGGCTATCAGAAGTAATATCCCACCCAACAGAATCGTGTATAAATTCTAATACCAAATTGTCTTTTGGAGCAACATTTCTTCTCTCAACAAACCTAACTTCATCCAAAGTACCTGTCTTTTCATTAAAGTCTCCCAACTCAATGAGAGTAAATCCATAAAGCTTAGATTCCAATATTCCACGAACATATTTTGTGAACCACCCCTTCTTAATCAACTTAGTTGCCTCTTTCAAAGTATTTCCATCAGCATCCTTAATCGAATATCTCTCACCAACAATCTGATGAAAAAGTGAGTCTACGATTGAGGTTAAATGAAGATCTTGCATTCCATACTCATACAAATCTATTAGTCTATATCGGTAATCAAGCTTGTGACCTAAATTTTTATAATAATTGTAATTAGATGCATTTTGGTATTCTGCAAGATAGTCTGCAATTGATTTCTTACTCCTATCAAAATATGCGTAAAGATCTTTTGGCTCCAACTTATCGTCCCTAACCACATTATCTTTATCTGGTACTGCTACGCCTTGAGACTTATTGTAGCCTGAAGTGGCTTGAGTGTCGTAATGCTTTTGTCCAATTAAATTATTTTGCCCTGTAGTCATAATTGTTGCTCTTTCCCTGTATTGCAATATAGGGATATAAAAAGCAATACAAACCAATAAAAGATAAAAAGTTTATGACACTAAACCCATGAGTCTCTAAGCAAAGCAAGAATAAATATTATTATCGTGTAATACTTAATTCCTCAGCAGCATAATTGAGATGCAACAATCTTGTTGGGATCTCACCAATTTTTGTTTCTGAATGCTTTATGAAAAAATCTTTAACATCACTTTCGTAAACAAAGTGAAGATCTTCTGATATCTCATAGACTGAGAAGTCTTTCTTTAGCAAACCAATGTCATATTGATAGTCCAACAAATCGTTCTCAAATAATGGCTCTAACAGTATTACTGAAGAGTTGCTTGATCTACTTTGTTTCTTATACTTTATTTTAAAAAATATGTTTCCTTTTTCCATTTTATAATTTCCTTTACAAAAGAATATAGGGATAAAATAATTTACTCTCAGCCTATTATTTATTATCTATTTATCTATCTATATCTTTAGATGGCTAAGAATGGCAGATAATTGCCTTTTTCGTTAGATTATTTTGGTAACGAAAAGGGCGTATACTTGAGCCAAGAATGGCAGTTATTCCCCTTTTTCGTTAGGCAATTAACGAGAAGGGCAGTTTTGATTAACGAAAAGGGCAGTTTTACATCAAAAATGCCTTTTTCGTTAGGTAACATGCCTTTTTCGTTAGGTAACATGCCTTTTTCGTTAGGTAACATGCCTTTTTCGTTAGGTAACATGCCTTTTTCGTTAGGTTCGTGAAAGGTTTAATATTTTTTTCACGTATTGTATGTATGAGTAAAAATGGTGGTGAAAATAAGTT